TCCACGGTTTCGCTGAACAGGTTGTCCGGGTCGGTTTTGCGCGCAGCCAGCGGGCTTTTTTTGGCGGTGGCGCTGAATTGCAGCATTTCGGTGCCCAGGCTTGCCGGGTCATCGGTGATGGCCAGGCCCACCAGGTAGCACTTGCCGGTGTCGGCAAAATCCGGGTTGATTTCCATGGAGGTGTAAACCTTCTGGCGGGCTTTGCTCAGGGCTACCAGCTCGTCGGTAGGGTCGATGACGGCGTACAAACGCAGCTTGCCGTCGCTGCCTTCTTCGGTGCTCAGTTCCAGCACGTCGCCATAGCGTTTGAAGGTGCCGTTCGGGTCGATGCCCTTGAAGTGTTCCAGGTTGATGCGGGCGCCGTAGGTTTTCTGGTCGTAGTTGGCGGCCATTTCTTCCAGCCATTTACGCTCGATGACGCGGCCATCCGTGGTGGCGCCTTCGGTGGCGATGCAAAACTTTTTCGACTTGGCCATGTGCCTTCCTCTCGATGTGGTGCAGGGGTGCAATCGGTACGCCCATGCTGTAGCCATGTCGGGGGCGGCTCAACTGCTGGCTGTTGTGCCGGTTTGCCTCACAAACTGCCTATCTCTGATGGCAGGATGACGTGGTGCAAGATCGCTCCATGCGACAAGACACCCCCCCACTACCTGGTGCAGACCAGGACCCGAAATGGCTGGCCCGCTCCCTCTACTGGCAGGGGTGGCGGGTGGCGCGCATTGCCGAATACCTCGGCGTGAAGCCGGCCACCGTGCATAGCTGGAAACAGCGCGACGCATGGGACGATGCCGACCCGGCAGACCGCATTGCGGCTACGCTGGAAGCGCGCCTGCAGCAACTGATCATGAAAGACGGCAAGGAGGGCAGGGACTACAAGGAAGTGGACCTGCTGATGCGGCAGGTTGAACGCATGGCGCGGGTGGGCAAATACCGGGCGACCGGCAAAGAGTCCGACCTGAACCCGGCCATCGCCAGCCGCAACGCCGGACCGAAGCGGCAGCCGGAAAAAAACGCTATCAGCGATGAACAAGCTGCGATGCTACGCGCAGCCTTTCTGGACCGGATGTTCGGATACCAGAAACACTGGTACCGCGCCGGCATTACCGAACGCGACCGGGTTATCTTGAAGTCGCGCCAGATTGGCGCGACGTATTACTTTGCACATGAAGCCTTGATTGATGCTATCGACACAGGGCGTAACCAGGTTTTTCTGTCTGCCTCAAAGTCTCAGGCGCTGATCTTCCGCAACTACATCATCAAGTTTGCCAAACAGGTTGCCGACGTTGACCTGAAAGGCGAAACCATCATCTTGCCAAATGGTGCCGAGCTGGCATTCCTCGGCACGAACTCCCGAACGGCGCAGGGCTACCACGGCAATCTGTACCTTGACGAATTTTTTTGGATTCCGCGTTACAGACAACTTCGTGACCTGGCAAGCGCCATCGCATCCCAGACTCAGTACCGCAGCACCTATTTTTCTACGCCGTCCACGATGACCCACGAGGCTTACAAATGGTGGACTGGTGAGGAGTTCAACGACGGCCGGCCACGATCTGAACACATCCGGCTTGATGTGAGCCATGCCGCTTTGCGTGACGGCATGCGCTGCGCTGATGGCTTATGGCGCCAGATTGTTACCGTTGAGGATGCTCTCAGGGGCGGTTGCAGCTTGTTCGATTTGGACTACCTACGCCGGAAGAACACACCTGATGTGTATGCCCAGCTGTATCTGTGCCAGTTCATTGATGACGGCGCCAGCGTGTTTGCGTTCAACCTGATGCAACGTGCGTCGGTTGATAGCTGGGAATTGTGGGAAGACTGGAAACCGCTAGCGCAACGTCCATTCGGCAACCGACCGGTGTGGGTTGGTTATGACCCGTCGAATGGTGGCGACAAAGCGGCGCTGGTGGTGCTGGCTCCGCCCGCTGTGCCCGGTGGCAAGTTCCGTATTTTGGAGCGGCACCAATTCCAGGGGCCGGACTACGAGTCTCAGGCCAAGTTCATCAAAGATACCTGCGCCCGCTTCAACGTTACCTACATTGGCATGGACGTTACCGGCATCGGCTCTGCGGTATACCAGATGGTGCAGCGGTTCCGCCCTGATGCGGTGCCGTTCAGCTACAACGTTGAACTTAAAACCAAGATGGTGCTCAAGGCGCTGAACGTGCTGCATGGCGGGCGTCTGGAGTTTGACGCCGGCCACACCGATATTGCAGCCAGCTTCATGGCCATCAAGAAAGTGCTTACAGCTTCCGGTCGCCAAGCGACTTATCAGGCTGGCCGTTCCGAACAAACTAGTCATGCCGACATCGCATGGGCAACCATGCACGCCCTCTACAACGAACCGCTGGAGGGGGCGAACTCGACCAACTCCAGCTTTATGGAGTTCTGCTGATGAATACCGATTTGGCCCACAAAGCCGACACGCACGCCGCCACGCCTGCCACCAGGATGGAGGCGTTTACCTTTGGCGACCCGGTGGCGGTGCTGGATCGCCGCGAAATCATGGACTACGCCGAATGCATCAACAGCGGCAAATGGTACGAACCGCCCATCAGTTGGGAAGGCTTGGCCCGCAGCTGGCGGGCTTCGGTTCACCACTACAGCGCGATGGCCGTCAAGCGCCGGGTGCTGGTCAGCACCTACCAGCCGCACAAGCTGCTGTCCCGCTCAGACTTTGACCGCCTCGTGATGGACTACCTGGTATTCGGTAACCTCTACCTGCAGCCTATCAAGTCGCGGCTTGGTTCGGTGACTCGGCTGGAACCGGCACCGGCCAAGTTCGTGCGGCGTGGTATCGATCTGGCCACCTACTGGTGGGTACCGGCCTACAACCAGGAGCAACAGCTTGATGGGCTGATTCATCTGATGGAACACGATATCAACCAGGAGGTATACGGGCTGCCCGACTACCTGGCCGCGCTGCATAGCGCCTGGTTGAATGAGTCGGCCACCTTGTTCCGCCGTCGCTACTACCAGAACGGCAGCCACGCCGGCTTCATCCTGTACATGACGGATGCCGCGCAGCAGCAGGACGATGTTGATGCACTACGCAAGGCGCTGAAAGACAGCAAGGGGCCGGGTAACTTCCGCAACCTGTTCATGTACGCACCGAACGGCAAGAAAGACGGGATGCAGATCATCCCCATCAGCGAGGTGGCCGCGAAGGATGAGTTCTTCAACATCAAGAACGTGACCCGGGATGATGTGTTGGCCGCACATCGGGTACCGCCGCAGCTGATGGGCATCATCCCAAGCAACACGGGTGGTTTCGGTGACGCAAACAAAGCGGCGGAGGTTTTCTTCGAGAACGAGATAGCACCGCTGCAGGCCCGGCTGCTCGAAATCAACGACCGGCTTGGCGTGGATGTTATCCGCTTCGGCACCTACTCGCTGGCCGCCAAGCCGTAGCGGCCAACCTTCAAACCCTCTCACACAGCCGCCCTCGGGCGGCATTTTTCATGCCCGCGCCCAGGGGTAGGCCGGCAGGGGGCAGCGACAGCCGGAAAACCCACCCAGCACCCGGCGCGCGCCCTCGTGTCCCCGCCACGCCCCCACGCTTAATGTGTCGGTTTTTATGCAACTGCATGAACCCGGTCCCAGCCTTTGCTGGTGCGGCTTGCGCGCCGGTTTTGCCCACACAACAAAATCGGCAGATTTATGCAGATTTATGCAGTTTTACGCAGTGCGGTGGTGTGGTTTTTGCAGCGGCAGGCATTCTGCGGTGATGGTATGGGTTTTTGTATGGCTTTTGTTATTGCTGAATTGAAAAACCTTTAAAAACAAAGCATCAACACTTCTGCATCATGGGTGTGTGCTGGGCTGTGCTCATCGATAGATCCGTACTGAAAAAGGTTGGCCGCAATAGACAACGCCCCGACTGGCGGGGCGCGGCAAGGCATTTTACGGGATGTGACCGGGTACGTCACGGTGGCGGCAGCATCACCGTGCAGTTACGGCCGGCGTGCTTGGCCTGGTACAGCGCCATGTCGGCGCGGGCCAGCAGGCTGCGGCTATCGTCGCCGGGCAGGCGCTGGGTCAGGCCGATGGAGGCGGTTAGCGCAATCTGCTGCCTGTCAAACAGTAGCGGTTGGGCGCGCATGGTTTGCAATAG